AGGGAATCCTGATCCGAAAGGTGCACTCCCGTGAGTGTTGCTCATTTCAAGGGCGAGGTGTGGTCGAAGGTCCTCCTCGGCAGCCTCCCCATGCGACTGGTGTTCGGCGGCCCGATGATCGTCAATCGTGACTACGAGGGCGACATCCAGGAGGGTGGCGACACCGTCCACATCACCTCCCTCGCCGACCCGCTCGTCGCGAACTACGTCATCGGCACCGACCTGAACTACCAGGACGTTCAGGACGCCGGCCAGGCGTTCACCATCGGGCAGGCCTCCTACTGGGCCGTGCGGATCGACGACGTCGACAAGCAGCAGGCCGCCGGGAACATCGCCCCGTGGATGCAGGGCAAAGCGGCCTACGCCATCGCCGTGTCCGCCGACCAGTACATCGCCTCGAAGTACACCGGTGTCGCCAGCTCCAACATCCTCGGGTCCGCCGGTTCCCCGCTCACCCCGGCGATCTTCGGCAGCATCACGTCGCACCCGGCCGACTTCTACATCCAGGTCATCATCCCGTTGCAGGTCATCCTCGACCAGAACGACGTCCCGGACGACGGCAACCGGTACATCACCGTCCCGCCGTGGGCGCGCGGCCTGATCGAGCAGACCGTCGGCTTCACCGCCGGCGTCGCCGCGGACGGCTCGACCGGGCAAGTGATGCAGAGGGGTTTCATCGGTTCCATCGCGAACTTCAACATCATGGTCACCCGCAACACCCCGCAGCCCGTCGCGGGCGGCGCGGGCACCGGCGTGTGGGCGATCCAGGCCGGCCACAACAGCGCGATCACCTACGCCGAGCAGATCGTCAAGACCGAGGCGATGCGTTCGGAGAAGGGGTTCCGCGACCTGATCCGCGGCCTGCACGTCTACGACGCGAAGGTCATCCGTCCCGAAGCCCTCGCCGTTGCGTACGTGCAGCGCCCGACCGGAATCTGAGGCCCGACCATGACCGCACCCAACACCCCGCTGGTCGCCGCGAACGTCGCGCTGCTCACTTCGAACAGCATGTCGTCCGCGCCGACCGACTACACCATCTTGTCCGGCGACGTCTCCAACGGGATCAGCATCCCCGCGAGCCTGTTCGCCGCTGCTATCAGCGGACTGCCGTTCGGCCAGACCGGGTTCCTCCCGGAGAAGCTGCGCATCGTCGCCAAGACCACCGGCGCCGGCACCAACTTCAAGCTGATCGTCAAGGCGACCCAGCCGCGGACGGACATCGCCAACCAGCTGCCGTTCACCCCGGCCGCGAACGCCGGCGACCTGACGTTCGACCTGTCGACCACCGGGACCCGGTACATCGGCAACTTCGGTTCCGGCCGGGTGCTCCAGGCCGACGGCAGCCTGCTGATCAACTTCAGTGGGACGCTCGGCACCACCACCATCGCGCTGCTCCTGGACGCCTACGCGCCCGCCGGGCCCCGCGGCTAACCCTCTTTCTGACCCGGAGGCCTCAACGTGAGTTCCGTCATCCACTACTACCAGCACACCGAGGGCGGCGCGGTGCACGGTTTCACGCACCCGCTGTCCCCGGACATCACAAAGCAGGTGCAATCCGGCGAGCTGGTGCGCGTAGCGGACGGCGACGGAACCGACCCGGGCGAAGAGATCGCCCGGCTGCGCGCGAAGCTCGCGCGCATGCAGGAGCTCTCCGGTATCGATCCCTCGTCACTGGACGTGGACGGTCTGGCCGACACGGCCGCGTCCAGTGACGAGCCCACCGGCGACGATCCCGTCGCGAGTGACGAGGACGAGTCGCTCGCCGATGAGGCCGAGCACGTGTGCCTGGAGTGCGGTGACCCGGTGGAGCGTAAGGGCAAGACCGGCCCGTGGCCCTTGCGCCACCCTGAGTGCAAGTGAGCTGATTCCCCGTGCCGCTGCCCACACCACGCGTCTACGCGACCTCGGACGACTACGGCCAGTACATCCCGCCGACGGCTGTCGTGCCCGCGGACATCGGCTACCAGTTGCGCATCGCCTCCGCGGTGATCGACATGGCGATGACCGGGGCGATCTACGACACCGACGACACGTGCATGCCGACCGACCCGGACGTGGCCGCGATGATGTGCCTGGCGACCTGCCAGCAAGCGGAGTACCAGTTGGACGCGGACGACAACACCGGGGCCAAGGGCATGTTCGACTCGGTGTCGATCTCCGGTGTGTCCATGCACCGCGTCGCCGGCACAGCGGGCAACACCCTGCCGCCGCTCGGCCAGCAGGCGGCCCTGACCCTGTTCAACGCGTCGGCGATCCCGACCGTGGCGCGGCAGGGACGGTACGGTCCATGATTCTCCCGGCGAACGCCACCTTCGACCTGTACCGGACCGTCGTCGATGACGGGTACGGCAACGAGACCGACGACAACACCGACCCGCCGCTCTACGTCGGGATCCGCGGTGTGCTCTCGTTTACGACCCGCATCGTCAAGGACCCGGACACCGGGACCCCGCAGCAGCAGTCGTTCGCGTTCTGCCTGTTGCCGCAGCGCACCGACGTGCGCAACGGCGACAGGTTGCACGAGACGGGCTCAGGCCAGTGGTACAACGTCAGCGGCGTCAACGCCCTACCGTCCTATGGGTTTCCGAACGACATCAACGTCTCGCTGAACCGGACCGGCGGATGACTACCGGCCAACCGCCGGCTACCAGCGAGCAGCAGCCGTCCGCACCGCAGGACCTCGAAGCGCTGCTCGTGGTCCAGGCCGCCACGCTGCTCGCGTTCGAGGCCGGCTCCGCGCACACCGCAACCCTGGGCCTGCGCCGCGCCCTGGCCAGGTTCACGGACACCGCGAACCGGTTGTGGATCCTGGCCGGCGCCAGCCCGGCCGGCACCCAGGTCCTGGGACAGGTGCCGCGGGAGCACGTGCAGCAGCAGCTCATCCTCGAACTGCGCCAGATCGCCACCATCGTCCAACAGGACCTCCCGGCGGTTCTGGAGCGGGAGGCGCTGGCGGCGCTGGAGATCGGCGCCAAGCACGCCGGCGAGCAGACCGGCCTGGTGCTCGACCCGGCCGAGTTCGTCCTGGACGAGACGGCCCGGCAGATCATCGACTCCACCCCGGCCGCGGCCGCCGAGAACCTCCTGGCGGCCGCGCAGCATATCGCCGGGGCCCAGACCGGCCTGGACATGCAGGTCGCCATCAGCAAAGCGCAGGCCTCGGTCAAATCGGTGAACACCGGCAGCACCTATCTGACGAACCACGTCGCCAACGACGTGCCGCGGCAACTGGCGGTCCGGATCGGCGAGCGCCTGTTGTGGATCGCCGAACGCGACGCCTGCGTGGTCTGCCTCGCCCTGGCCGGCCAGCTGTCGGACCCGAACGAGGGCATCACGTTCGACGAGGACGCGACGTTCGGCCCGTACACGCCGCCGAGCGTGTGGCCGTACGGGATGCCATTGCTGAGGCCGCCGCGGCACCCGCACTGCCGATGCCAGGTGTGTGTCTGGCTCGGTAGTGCACCCGGGCAGCCGGACCTGCCGTCCCGGCTGCGGCACGAGGCCAAGCGCAGCATCCTCAAGGGCTGGTCACTGCCCTCCGAGTCGGGCCGCGTGCGCCTGCGAGCAGCAGAGAAGCTGCTCTCATCCGGGCGCGCGGGCGGTTTGCCCAAGAGCGTGCAGGAGGAGTCCCGGCATGCGATCGCCGCCGGGAAGTTCCGGTCCCGCACCGTCCCACATCCGGATCACTCGCGACCGCGGGCACCGGAACCCCACTGAATAGGAGTATCAGATGTCTGAGGAGACGCTGGCGGCTGTGGCCGCACCGTTCATCCAGGAAGCCGTCAAGGAGCTGGAGCCGGCAGCGAAGGAAGTGCTCGCCACGGTGCGCGCGTTCGTCGCCGGTGAGGCGGACCGTGTGCGCACGGAGCTGCCCGGGCTGGCCGAGCAGGCCGCCGAGCACGTCCACGCGGTCGCCTCGGGGGTGCTGGCGCACTACCAGGCGGTGACCGAGCACATCGACGCGGTCCTGGCCGGCCACACCCCGACGGTGGCGCCGGACCCTACCGCGGCGTCGCCGGCGACGCCCACCACCGCTCCGGCGCCGTAGACCTGCGCGAAGACCTCGCCCGCATCTACGGCGAGCTGCACCAGCTCGGCGAGTGGCTGATCCGAGGTCACCACCCGCACCACCACCACGACACCGTGCACACCGTGCGCGTGGTCTTCTCAGTGAACGGAGTACCCATGTCAGACGCAAGTTCGTTGCCCGAGGGCGACATCCAGGTCCAGGCCGTCGGCCTGAACCAGGCCGGCACCCCGATCCCCGGCGTCGTGTTCCAGTTCTCGACCACGGTCGGCACGCTGACCGACAACGGGGACGGCACCGAGACCCTGAACGACACCACCCCGGGCGACGTCACGGTCACCGCGACCGCGCCGAACGGCGTGTCCGGCCAGGCGACCGGAACCATCGTGGACTCGGTCGTCGCCAGCGTCCAGGTCAACCTCACCCCCGGCTCGGCGCCGGGTGCGGCCCCGGCGCAGCCCGACACCAGCACCCCGGCGGCTTGAGATGCGCGTTGTCACCGCCAAGGTCGCCTGCACCTCGAAGCAGCCCGCGTGGGAAGGCGCATCCTCTCTCTCCTTCTCGCCCGACTACGCCGATGGCCGGAATGCCGAGTGGGCAGCGGCAACTCCGTCGCTCTCCCCGACCATGACCGTCAAGGGCGACGTCGCCGACGCCTTCGAGCTCGGCGCGAAGTACACGCTCACCTTCGAACCGAGCGCCGAGTAACCCAGGACTGGCGGCACTCCTTCCTCCCCCCTGAGGAGTGCCGCCACTTTCCTCGCACAAACGTTCGACAATCCCGTATCATCCTGACTGGCGGTTGTCGGCCACTCCCCGAGAACGGGAGGACCACCGCATCCTCGTTACCCGGGAAGGGGGCGGAAGTGGCCGGCATGCTTAAAACACCGACGAACCCACTTGTCGCCCGCGCATGGCTCGGCCTGGTCCCCGGCATCACCACCGCCATGACCGGAACCACCCTCCCCCGGATCGGCGACACCTCTCTCCCGGCGTGGACGTCGACGGGGTTTCTGACCGTCCAGACCGTCGGCGGCTCGCCTTCCATCGACACCCTCCTGGCCCAACCGGTCATCTCCGTCAAGTGCTGGGCCGTCAACGCTTCCCAGCCGAATGCCGGCCAGCAAGTCGCCGTCTCGCAGAAGGTGCCCTGGTACCGCAGCGAGGCCTTGGCCGAGGCAGTGCGCGTGGCGGCCGACCCGATTCGCCGGGACCTGACGAAGAAGCTCGTCACCATCCCGGTCAGCGGCTATGCCACCGCGACCGTCATGTCCGCATACATGCTCACCGAGCCGCGTCCGCTTCAGGACGCGACCGGCTACGCATGCCACCAGTTCGACCTGCAGCTGAACTGGATCCCAGGAGCGACCTCATGACGGTGACAGCACGCGTGGTGATGGTCCCGCAGGACGAGTGGCTTCCCCACGTCAACGACGGGGTGCGGGAGCTGTTCCACGGCACTCTGGGCCCGGCGATGCTCGATGACTCGCGGCGCTCGGTGCCGATCCTCAGCGGCCGGCTGTACGACTCTCTGGACTTCCAGGTCCTCGGCGACGCCGGGACTGCGCCGGAGCTGCAGCTGGGCTCGTATCCGGACGAGGAAGGGCCGGTCGAGTACGACCTGGCGGTGGAGCTCGGGTTCCGCGGTCAGGAGACCGTTCGGGAGCACGAGCGCGACGGTCACGTGGTGCGCGAGTTCACCCGTGAGGGTTTCAGCCCTGAGCAGCCGTATCTGCGGTCGTCTCTCTACCGGACAAGGTGATCAGTGTGTTGATTCGTACGACCATCGACCCGCGTGTGGAGCGCGAGGTCGACGACTCCGAAGCCGCGGTCCTCGAGCACCAGGGCCTGCTCTGGAAGGGCACGCGCGACGAGCTCCAGGCGCTGCTCGACCGCGACCCCGTCAGGCCCGGCGAGCAGCGCGTGGTGCTGCCGCGGGAGACACCGGTCCCGGCGCCCATCACGTCCGTCGTCGCCGACCCGGCGCCGGCTCCCGCCAAGACCAGCAAGGAGAACTGATGGCGAAGAAGAAGGCCGCGCCGGTCAAGAAGGGCATGGGGTTCGCGGCGGCGCAGAAGCAGATCGCGAAGAAGTCCGGTGTCAGCCCGGCGGCGGCCGGGGCGATCCTGGCCGCGTCGACCCGCAAGGCAGGCCCGGCGGCGAAGCGGGCGAACCCGAACCTCGGGCACGTCCTGAAGGCGAAGGGGAAGTAGCCCATGTCTCGTAAGGACTTCACATCCCTGATCCAGGTGAACACCGGTGGGGCCGGCGTGCTCCTGGTTCCCGCCTACACCGTGCTCACCGGTTTCACCGGGATCATGTTCCCGAACACGGGCCACGAAACGGTGGAGATCATCAACGGTGCCACGGCATCGACCTACACGATCAACGTCGGCGGCAGCGTCGGGTACGGCACCACCAGTACGCCGATCGGCCCGACCGCCTGCCCGGTGTCGAACACCGCACCCCAGCGCCTGGGCCCCTTCCCGAGTGCGTTCAACCAGCCCGGCACAAACATGATCTACATCGACTTCTCGTCCGTCGTGACCGTCACGGTCGCCGTGATCCAGAACCCGGGAGTGTCCTGAGATGACCGCCTCCATCAACCCGAACAACGTCATCGAAGGGCCCGCGAACGTGTGGGTCGGAGCTTTCGGCGTCACCGAACCGGCCCAGACCAACGCCGCGATCATCATGGACCCCGGTGCCGGCTGGACGTTCATCGGCGCGACCCAGGGCGGTGTGACCTGGGAAGTGGACCACACCATCACCACCGTGACCGCCGACCAGGCCATCGACGACATCACGGCCCGGGCCACCGCCCGCAACATCATGCTCAACTTCTCGGCCCTGGAGCCGACCCTGGCCACGCTCCAGATCTCCCTGAACAACTTCGGCACCATCTCCGTCGGCACCGGCATCACCGTCTACGACCCGGGCCAGCCGACCGCGGCGACCCCGCTGACGTGGAACGCGTTCCTGATCGACGGGTGGGCGCCGCTGCTGTCCGGCGGCGGTGCGGCCCGGCGCCGGGGCATCTTCCGCAAGGTCAGCAACCAGCCGAAGGTCGCGCAGCTCGCCGACCCGGCCAAGCAGTCCCTGTGGGCGGTGTCCGCGAAGTGCTTCCGGGTCTCGGACACCATCAGCCCGTACATCGTGATGGACCAGACCGCATGAGCACCCGCACACCCACCAACGGGTCGACGCGGGTGCGCCAGCCGGCGAAGAGCGCCAGCGCGCCGGCCCGGGCCGAGGATCTCGGCTACGAGCCGGTCCGGCTCACCAAACGCACCGGGAAACCCGTTGATCGTCTCCCGGTGTTCTACGTCGATGACGTCGAATACTCGATGCCCGCGAGGGTCGAGTTCGGTGATGCGGTCAAACTCCAGAACGCCATGAACCTCCAGCCGACCGAGCTGCAGAAGGCATTCGTCCTGGTGTCGACCCTGTGCGGCGAGGAGGCGTTCCGGGCGATGGAGAACGACGCGTCGATGACGGACGCGGACTTCGAAGCCGTCCTGAAGATCCTGTCGGACCACGCCCTCGGGCAGCTGGAACGGTTCGCCGCACGGGGAAACTGACCGCGCGGCTCCGGGAAACCTCTCAACACCCAGGCACGCTGACCGCGCGCCTTCGACAGATCGCGTGGATCAGTGCACACCTTGAAGACCTGCGGTCGGACTTCTCGGCGATACACGGCATCCGCGAGATGGAGAGAATCCCGGCGCCGCGCGCCTACGCCCTGGCCTACCGGATCTCTTCCTACCCGGGAGTGATCAATCAACTGGTCCTCCGGCAGGCGGCACGACAGCAGACGGCAGCAAAGGCAGCCCCGACCACGCTCAGTGCCTGGGCAGCGGCGCACCCCGAGGCCATGACGGCGGCCATGGCCCGGCAAACGGAAGGGAGGTGATTGACCGGTGTCGTTCAAAATCGCGGACGCGTACGTGGCCGTTCTGGGCGACACGTCCGGCCTGGCCGCCGACCTGAAGCCGAAAATCTCCGCAGTCGTGAAGGAGCTGTCCGGCGCCGAGTCGGTCCAGGTCCCCGTGCACGCCGATGTCGCCGATTTCGAGCGGCAGCTGGTCGAGGGAGTCGCCGCTGCGGACACGGCCGCGAAAGGCGAGATTGCCGTCCCGGTGCATGCAGACACCTCAACCCTCGGGAAGGAGGTCCTCGCCGGCGTCACCGCGGTGATGAAGCCCGGCGGCACGACGGCCGTGGAGGTCGAGAAGGAAGCCCATGACGCCGGGACCCTGTTCGGTGGCGCGTTCGGGATCGCCGTGTCGCAACAGGCCGTTTACAAACTGCAGGACAGTCTGCCCAACATATTCCGTAGCGTCGAGGACACCGGCGTCAAGTCCGGGGCGATGGAGCTGGGCAGGGCGTTCGGGGTCAAGTTCAGCGACGAAGCCGCGGCCAACATGCGGTTCGGCGAGGTTTTCAAAGCGATGCCCGTGGCCGTGGAGAAGGCCGCGACCGAGGCGACGCAAGCCGTGGAGGAGATCGCACGGGAGTCCACCCAAGCGGTGGAGGAAGCGGTCGACGAGGCTGCGCCGGAAATCCAGGCGAAGATCGAGAAGCCGATCAAGGACGCCGCCAAGAACGGTGGCAACAACCTCAGCGGGCTCCTGATCGGTGCGTTCACCGCGGCCGCCACCATCGGGCCCGCGGCCGTGCTCACTGCTACCGGTGCGGCGGTCGTCGGCGCCAGTGCCCTGATCAACAAGAGCAACAAACAGTTGGCCGCCGACACCACCGCGCTGGGCAAGGAGGTGGAGGCCGAGTTGGTCTCGGCGTCACAGCCGATGATCAGCGGCCTGGAGGCCGGGCTGACGACCCTGGAGACCGGCGCACAAAAGCTGGGCCCGGAGCTCTCGGGCGTGTTCGCTGCGGCGGCCCCGTATGCGAACGAGATCGCTGCGAGCCTGGTAGCTTTCGCGACCGACGTGCTCCCTGGCGTCACCGCGGGCCTCAAGGACATGGCGCCCGTGATGAGCACGATCGCCACGGACGCAGGGGACATCGGGTCCGGGATCGGTGGTCTGATCAGCGGCCTTGGTGGAGGCGCGGCCGGCAGTGCGACGGGCCTGACCGCACTCTCGCAGATCCTCGACCAGCTCCTGCCGGAGGTCGGACAGATCACGGGGGACCTGGCGAACGGGCTCGGCCCGGCGCTGCACGACGTTTCGACGGTGGCGCTGCCTGTCGCGTCGGCCCTGACGGCGGTCGTCAACGCTGTGCCGCCGGGTGTGATCCGGACGGCGGCCGACGCGGTCACCGGACTGTACGTGGCTTTCAAGATCGGTTCGATGACGAACCTGATCGCGGACGGCACCAAATTCTCCACGTGGGCCGGGTCGATCCTGCCGGCCGCCGCCAACCAGGCGAAGATCAGCATCAGTGGGTTCACCACGGCAGTCGGCGTTCTCAACACGGTCGAGGACGAGACGTCCGGGACGCAGCTGATCCAGAGCCTGACGACCACCGGTGCGGCCGCCAAGGTAGCGACCGGCGAAGCGGCGGCGGGGGCGGCCGAGGCCGGCGGTGCGGCCGAGGGGATGGGCGGGAGCTGGGGCAAGACATTGCCCATCATCGGTGCGGTCATCGGCGCGGCCGGGCTGCTCGGCGACCAGCTCGGCAAGTTGAGCGGGGTCGGCATGCAGACCGGTTCGGTCCCTGAACTGTCGGTCGTGCTGGCGGACGCCGCGTCCGGGTCGACGGCGGCGTCGCAAGAGATGACGGGCCTAGCGGCGGCGATGGCCATAGTGGGCCAGGTCTCGACCTCGCAGGCCGCGGCGGGCCTGACGAACGTGGACACGGCGCTGGCGCAGATGTACGCCACCGACCCGAAGCAGGCGACCGCTGATTTCAACAGCATGTCGGCGGCGATGCAGGCCAACGGGCTCTCCACAGCCCAGATTACTGCCCTGTTCCCGCAGTACACCGGCGCGGTCCAGAGCGCTACGGCGGCGACGACGGAGAACACCGCCGCGCAGACCGCGGCTGTCTCGTCGGTGCAGACG